GACGACGAAGCCCTCGCGGAAGTCGCCGAACAGGATCGACTTGGCGTTGGCGGCCGGGGCCGGCATGTAGTTGTTGATGACGTAGCCGTGGCCGTTGAGCTGGTTCGGTGCACCAGCCAGCAGACCGGGCTGCCACAGGTACTGGCCGGTCGAGTCCTTCACCTTGCGCAGCGTCGCCAGCGTGGCGTCGCTGAACATGTACAGGCCGCCCTGACGGAAGTTCGCCAGCACCGACAGCTCCAGGTCGATCAGGTCGTCGTAGGTGACCGACGTGACCTGGCCCGTGGCGCCGGTCTTGCCGACGACCGCGTTGGTGACGATGCCCTCCGGCTGCGAGGAGCCGGTGCCCGTGGTGAAGTGGGCGTTCTGGGCGCGACCCAGGCGACGGCCGAGAGCCGTCGAGAGGCGCTGCTCGGCGTTGTAGGACGAGTCCTGCAGGAGCTGGATGGACACCCGGACCAGCTTCGAGGTGTACATGTACGCCCCGAGCTGCGCCGTGCCCCACGCCATGTCCTGCTCAGTGACCTGGGTGTTCTCCGCGAGGATGGCGCCCGCGTTGGCGGTGTCGTCCTCGGTGACCCAGGCCATCGTCTCGCCCGAGTCGGTCTGGACGAGGTCCGCGACCGCAGCGACGTCGGCGATCAGGTCGGCGGCGGCGATGATGTTGTCCCGCCACGTCGTGGGGGCCAGGTAGCCACCAGCGGTCGGCGTGCCGACACCCAGGGCGCGAAGCTCGCCACCGGGGACGAAGCCGCCCCGGAGGACGCTGCGCTGCTCGGCGCTGAGGTCCGACTGACCGCTGCGGACGAAGATGTCGAACGCCTCGGCGTAACGCTCGTCGGCGGTGGCCTCCTCGCGCTCCTCGTCCTGCTCGCTGCGGGGCTCAGCCACGCGGGAGCGGTCGACGGTGTCGAGCTTGAGCGCCCGCTCCTCCTCCGCGATCTGCGTGCCGATCTTCTCGATGTCGGCGTTCGCCCGGGTCCAGGACTCCTCGTCCTCGCCGCGGATCAGGCCGTTCTCGTCCGCACGGTTGCGGATGTCCTTCATCTGCTCCCAGGTGCGCGCCTGCGCCTCCAGGAGCTTCTTGAGCCGTTCGTTCATGACGTTGCGTCCTTTCAGGCACGCCAAAGACCCCGCACGCGGCGGGGTCGAAGTGGGGGTGGGGTTAGAGCGGCAGGCCGTAGCGGGATGCGTAGGCCTGCAAGTCGAGGTCAGCCCGTGCGACCGTCAGGCCAGTGGACGCCGCCGGCTGGCCTTCCTTGTCTCCGCGAGTGGTCTCAGCCGGCTCGCGGTCGGTGTCCTCGGAACGCTCGAGCAGCCGTCCACGGCGGCCGAGCGGGTCTGGGTTGCTACGGGACCGGATCGCGCGCAGGGCGGCGTCGGTCTCCTCGTAGGCGGGGAAGGTCACGGCGGACACCTCGAACAGTTCCACCTCGCGGATGGTGCGAACCTCCACCTCGACCGACTGGCCGTCGGAGGTCTCCACCGACTCCATCTCCCAGTCGTCTTTGACGACCCGGAAGCCGAAGCTCATGCCGGTCACGCGGCGCTTCTCGGTGTTCCGCGTCAGGTCGCGCACGTAGGACACCTCCTGGTCGAGGTCGGCATCCACAGCAAGGCCGATGTCGTCCTCGCCGAGTCGCAGGTCCCCGGCAGACACCCGCGCAACGATCAGCGACGTGTCGTGGTCCACCAGGAAGCGGGCGTCGCCCTCCTTGAGCGTCTTGCTGAACGCGCCCGACGCGATCTCCTCATAGAAGCCCCACGTCAGCGGGTTACCGATCGCCGTGCGCGAATCGAACACGGCGGCGTGGCCGGTGAACACCGGGTCCGCATCCGTGGCCGTCGCGCGCAGCGTGAAGTCGGTGAGCGTGATGGGGGTTTCCCGCCGCTCCACGTCAGGCAGCGTCGTCCGGCGCATCCTGTGTCCCTTCGGAGCCCAGCGGGGCCATGTTGAGCGGCTGGAGGTAGGTGTCGCCGCCCTCGATTGGGCTGCGCTCCTCAAGCTCGCGGATGTCGTTCGCGGAGAAGGCGCCGACCTCGCGCATGATCCGGTAGAACTCGCCGCGGGCCGTCGTGTCGCCGCGCAGCAGGCCCTCGACCACGTACTTGGCGTAGATGCCGTCGCCGGTCAGTTCCTTGGTAACCCGCGCCTCGGCAGGCGCCAGCCACACCGGGTGCAGATCGAACTTCACGAACCCCGTGGCCTGCTGCTCCAGCCCCGTGCCCCAAGACGTCGACTTCTCCGTCTGGTTGAGCAGGAACGGCGGAACCCCGAACCAGCGGGACACCTCAGACACCTGGAAGTCGCGGGACTCCAGGAACTGCGCGTCGTTGTTCGGCATCGTGATCGGCTGGAACTTCGCCCCAGCGTCGAGGATCGCCACCTCGTGTGCCTTGGACAGCCCGGCGACCTTGCTGCGCCACGACTCCTTGAGCCGGTCCGCCGAGCCCTGGTCGAGGCGCTGCTCCGTCTGGAGCACACCGCCGAGCATCGAGCCCGCAGACCACAGCCGGGCGCCGTACTCCTCCGCGGCCAACCCGAGCCCGATCGTCGTCGCGGCCAGCCGGATCGGGGAGACCCCGCACACGCCGTCGTAGCCGAAGCCCGGGATGTGGAAGACGTCCCGCGCGGTCAGCGGCCGATCGAGGTCGCCGTCGAGGATGAACACCTTCCCGCCCGGGTTGGTGTCGCTGGACCCGACGTTCGCCACCCGCACCCGCTCAGGAACCAGCGGATGCAGCTCGCGGATCATGCCGACCTGGTTGCGCAGCTTGAGGGCGTAGGAGTTGCCCCACAGCGCCCGGTGCGCGAACTGCAGCCGCCAGAACTCCAGCGGAGTCATGTCCGGATGCGGGTTGTTCAGGATCTGCACCGTCGCGCGCTCGTACGTGCCCGAGCGGTAGGCGTGCAGCGGAAGCGCGCCGCCCAGGCCGCTGATCAGGTTCACGGCCCGCCACACCGCGCCGAAGCGCAGCGCCGACTTCTCCGTCACCGGCACGCCGGTCGGGTTGTTCGGCTGCACCCCGAGCATTTCGAGGATGCCGGCCGAGGACAGCGGCACAAGCGGGCTCTCGATGCTCGCCCGGCGCTCGAACAGGCGCCCGAGGACCGTCACGAGCCAGCCTTACGCCGCGACGAATCCAGAGCCAGCGCGGCAACGATCAGCAGCACGCCGGCCGTGACGAACGCCAGCGGAATCGACACCAGCGCGGCGCCGACGACCACCAGGATCAGGCCGGCGATCTCGAGGAGCGTGGCGAGCACGGCAGCTCCTCTCACCAAAGATTCGGGGGCGTGTCATCGCCCGTCATGACGCCGTGCACGGCCAGGGCTGCAGCGACCGCGGGCGAGATCTCCAGTGACCCCTTGCGGTCCAAGACCCGCCCGTCGCCGCTCTTGCGCCACTTGGCGCCACGTACGGCGGTGTTCAGTGCGTTCTCGTTGCCGTGATGCACGGTCCCGGCAGTGATCGCGTCGTCCAGCGAGGCCTCAGCGCGAGCCAGTGGCACCGTCTCGACGTCCTCGCCGAGCAGGTCCCGCGACTCCGGGTCGGTCAGCACCCGGCCACCCCAGCGGGCGCCAAGCTCGTCGGCCCGTTCCTTCACCCATGCCGTGGTCTTGCGGTAGTCCGCCAGCATCACCTGCACGTCACCATCCGGGCGACGCCAAGCAACCGCGATAGCCGCCCACGACCGATCCGGCGCCGTCGACAGCGCGAACACCTGGCTGCCACCACGCTCTGCGGTGTCGTCAACGAGCGTCTTCCAGCGGCCGAAGTCCAGACCCGGGCCGGCGTCCTCGTCATCCCAGATGCCGAAGCCCTCACGGAGCATCGAGTCCGCCGTCAGCTTCTTCCGCATCCGCAGGATCGCCTCGCGCGGCGTCCGCTTCGGATACGACGGGTTGGCCTTGCCGATCTGCCGCCAGTCCTCATCGGTCATCGGCGCAGGCGTCTCACTCGGCACGAAATGCGGGTCGGCCGCGAACTCGACGTAACCCGTGTCCTCGTCCTCGCCGGACAACGCCTCGGCGCGCATCCGGGCAAACACCTCACCCGGGTCCGTCGGCTTCGGCGGCGTGCCCATGAACAGCATCAGCGCGCCCGACGCCTGCCGGGACTGGTTCGTCGCCGGCACCATGTCATCGATCGCGTTCTCGGTGAGGATCTGCGCCTCATCGAAGATCAGGACGTCGACCTCATCGAAGCCACGACCGAACCCGCGCTCACGAGCACCGAACAGGATCCGCGACCCGTTGTGGAACCGGATCTCTTCCTCGCCCGAGCCCAGGACGACCTTGGCGACGTGCGCCTTGATCTTGGCCTTGCGGGCCATCCCCTGCATCTTGTCGAACGTCTCGCCCGCGGTCCGCAGCCGGTGAGCGGTCCAGATGACCGTCAGCCCCGGATTCAGCAGGCACAGCGCGAACACGATGGCGCCGACCAGGAATGTCTTTCCGACCTGGCGCGGGATGCTGAGCGCCGTGCCACCGATCGTCGCCGCGTACTTGCCGTCTTCGCGCTTGGCGAGGATCAGACGGCCGGCGCCGTGCTGCCACTCGTCGAACTCGATACCCAGGTCACGGCACTTGTCACGAACCGCAGGCCAGCCCGTCGACACGATCCCGGCCGGGGCCACCACATGCCGGGCGACCTCAGATAGCCGAGCTGTCCCACTCCTCGTCGGGGCTTGGGTTGGCATCGCGGCCTTCCTGCTCGTTAGCCACGTCGATCGCCTCGATCTCCTTGGCGATCTCCAGCAGGCGACGCGTCAGGGCTGCGAGGTCACGGGCCGGCGTGTTCGGGTCCTCCACCGCCGTGGCGACACGAGCCCGCATCGCCACCAGCAACTCTCTACGGTTGCCATCCGACGCGGCCTTGGTGACCGACTTCGGACGCTTCGCAGGGGCTTGGGCGCCCTCTGGGACGGCTGTCAGGCGACGAGACACGATCCCGCCCCCTCTTGGTGGAAAACGACGTTAGATAGAGGATTCCAGGTGGCGGGTCAGGGCGCGTGCGGCCCCAGAGATCGTGACCCCCCTTCCCCTCGGGGCAACGAGCCTCCGACCTGCGCGTTTACCAGCGGAGGGTCGTCACGTTCTGCCGCGCTCGTCCGCGCTTGGCTCCGTCGCTGCGGTTGTGCCGAGCGCAGGCCAGCCCTCGATAGGACTGACGGTCGGGCGTGTGGTCAAGGTGAAGCGACTGACCGGGGTAGATGGGTTCGCCACCGATGCAGCAGACACCGACGCCGGCTCGCTCTAGTTCGGCGATCGCTCGTGCTCGTGCTGCTCGGTGTTCCTTGCCGTAGCCACGCTGGTCAGGCGGTGGCCGGCTCCGATCCCACGGCATCAGCGCGCCGCATACCTGCGCTCAAGGAGCCGGTTGACCTCAGCCTCGGCACACATGGCAGCGTGTCGCGTCTTGCCGTTGGGCGAGTGGGTCCAGTCCTGCCGAGCACCGAGCAGCTTGGCCCACGCCTTGCGGATCTCCACGTCGATGGGCAGGGTCAGCACGTCAGCCATGTCGTCCCCTCACCACGCTCACGACGGCGCCGAGCAGGGCGCCGACCAGCCAGCAACCGAGCAGGAACTCTGCGGCCTCACGGTGGGCGTACGACACGACGCCTCCCGTGGGAAGTGTTGCCCGAGGATCGCGGCCGGGCTCCGCACCGCTGCCTAGGTGTTGCGCTACCAGATCCCGTGGATCCGTCACGCGCCCCGCGGTCGGGCATGAACGTGCGAAAGCCCCGGCCGAGGACAAGTCGGTCGGGGCTCTCGTCTGAACTTAGGGTCGCCTCGTCAGCGACACCTCGCATACTCACGCATCAGGTGACGCAGTGTCAAGCCGACACGCACACTCAGACAGCGGCGCGCCGTTCGAGCGCACGGGAAGCTCGGCAAGCTCGGCAGTAGCGCCCCACTCGCCCATCCTTGCGCACGTACACGTAGGTGTTCACGTCGTCGTACTCATGCCCCTTTGGACAGCTAGCCACCGTCGCGTTCCGAGCGGCGGGAGCTGTGCCGCGCAGGATGTTCTCCTGCCGAGTGACCGGCTCAAGGTGGTCGGGATTGACGCAGGCGCGGACGCGGCACAAGTGGTCAAGGTCTAGGCCGTCAGGGATGGGAGCCACAAGGGCTTCGTAGCCCACGCGATGCGCCTTGCGGACCTTGCCGTCGTATTTCACGGTGCCGTAGCCACCGCCGCCGATGGACGCCACCCAAGTCCAGCATCCGTCCGCCGCCTCCTGGACCTTGCTCCAGTAGCGGAGCGGCAGTCGGCTATCGCCCAGGCGATGGGTCACTTTGCCCTCACGTACCTTTCCAATGCTCGCACCACGACATCGGTGACCGTCTCGCCGCGCTCGGTGGCCTTCTCTTGAGCCGCAACCCACAGCGCCTCGCTGATCCGAATGGACCGGCGAGGCGTGTGGGTCGGCTTGGCCGGCGCTACTTCGCCACCCCTCGCTCAACGATGAGCATGACGTTCTCTGCGAAGTCGCCAGCCCACCACGAGCGGCGGAGGTCTTGGCCGCCGACGTCCAGGTCGTCAATGACGTCTCCGTCAGGGCTGACGATCTGGACGGTCCAGCCTTCGGGGATCTCTTCGATGCGCTCTGCGGTCATGGGGAAAGTATGCACCCGTGTCACGACACTGTGTCAAGACACAAGGCGAGGGCGGTTCAACTAGCACGCACATCGTGTCGCGCCGTGTCGTCTCGCAGCACGTCGAGCAGATC